TATCACAGCAATAACCATTATCTGTTTGTATACTTTTGTATTTTGTTTAATTTTACTAGGAATTTCATGAGTGAAAAAACTATTAAAGGAACCATTGGAGAGCATAGAGTAATAATTGAATTATTAAAAGAAGGTTATCATGTAGCTAGAGCAGTTGACCCACAGTCTCCTTTCGATCTTGTTGCAGTATCACCTGAAGGTAAGGTCAGATTAATTGATGTAAAAACTAAATCATATCGTAAAAATGTAAAACCGACCTGGAATAAAGCTAGAGAAATTTACAGGGTTTTAACCAACATTCAGAAAAAACTAAATGTTGAATTGAGGATGATTGATTAAGATGAGCGTGTACGATAAACAAATTGGTGGAACTCATTATAAAAAGATGAAAATTCAACCAAGCAAATTTGTGATTGAGAACAAGTTGCTCTTTCCTGAAGGAAATGTTATTAAATATATTTGCAGGCATCCATATAAAGGAGGAAAGGAAGATTTGGAAAAAGCTAAACATTTTATAGATATGATTATTGAAAGAGATTATTCATGATACAACAGCCACTTTTCAAACCTCAAACGGAATGGCTTCCTCCTGAAGAATTTCCAGATCTATTAGGATATGATGAAATAGCAATCGATTTAGAAACCAAAGACACTGATCTGGTGAAGATGGGATCAGGTTCAATTACAGGTAATGGAAGAATTACAGGAATAGCTGTCGCAGTTTCCGGATGGTCTGGTTATTTTCCTATTGCCCATGAAGGCGGTGGTAACATGGACAAGGGTATCGTCTCAAAATGGTTACACAAAGTTTTAAGTAATGATGTCGACAAAATTTTTCATAACGCCATGTACGATGTATGCTGGTTAAGATCAGCGGGATTCAAAATTAATGGAAGAATTATAGATACAATGATTGCATCAGCGTTAGTTGATGAAAATCAAATGCGTTACGATCTAAATTCCTGTGCTAGACGTTACACGGGACAGGGAAAAGATGAAGCCGCATTGTATGAAGCAGCTAAAACATGGGGAGTTGATGCAAAAGCAGAAATGTATAAACTTCCAGCTATATATGTAGGTGCCTACGCTGAGAAAGATGCAGAATTAACTCTTGCATTATGGCAAGAATTAAAAAAAGAAATTGATTGTCAGGATATTTGGAACATTTGGGAATTAGAAACAGAACTATTTCCATGCCTTGTTGATATGAGGTTTCTCGGTGTGCGTGTAAATGAAGAACAAGCATTGAAAGAAAAGAAAACATTATTAGAACAAGAAAAACAATTGTTACATAAAGTTAAAAAAGAAACGAATGTTGAGGTTCAGATCTGGGCAGCGAGATCCATTGCCCAGGTGTTTGATAAACTTAAACTTCCGTACGATCGAACTTTAAAAACACAAGCTCCATCGTTTACAAAGAATTTTTTACAGAATCACCCCCACCCACTAGTGAAACAAATTGCTCAAGCTCGTGAAATTAACAAGGCCCATACCACATTCATAGATACAATATTAAAGCATGCACACAAGGGAAGAATATTTGCTGAAATAAACCAGCTTCGAGGAGATAATGGAGGAACGGTTACAGGAAGATTCAGTTATTCTAACCCAAACCTTCAGCAGATTCCTGCACGGAACAAGGACCTTGGACCACGGATTAGACGTTTATTCATACCCGAGGAGGGCCATAGATGGGGTTGTTTTGACTATAATCAACAGGAGCCTAGGTTGGTGGTGCATTATGCATCTTTGCAAAATTTGTACGGTGTAGGAGATGTTTTAGATGCCTATAGAGAAGGCAATGCGGATTTCCATGCTATTGTAGCTGACATGGCGGACATACCTAGGAAACAAGCGAAAACTATAAATCTAGGTTTGTTTTATGGAATGGGAAAAAATAAATTACAAGCTGAGTTAGGTGTTAATAAAGAAAAAGCTGAAGAATTATTTAAACAGTATCATGGCAAAGTTCCATTTGTAAAACAACTGATGGATTCTGTTATGAAACGTGCACAGGACTCTGGAAAAATTAGAACTTTACTTGGAAGATTGTGTAGATTTCATTTATGGGAACCTAATCAATTCGGAATTCATAAATCCTTGCCGCATGAAGAAGCACTCAGGGAACACGGACCGGGGATTCGTAGAGCATATACCTACAAAGCACTTAATAAATTAATCCAAGGATCAGCCGCTGATATGACCAAAAAAGCAATGATCGAACTATATAAAGAAAAAATTATTCCACATATTCAAGTACATGATGAGTTGGATATATCTGTAAAAGATGATAAAGAATCTAAAAAAATAGTTAAAATTATGGAATCCGCTGTTGAATTAGAAGTGCCTAATAAAGTGGACTATGAATCCGGTGAAAATTGGGGTAAAATAAAATAGGAGGAGATATGAACAAAATTATAGATGAAATTAGACATCTATGGAGCTATCATATTTTTAAGATTATAGTTAGTATAGCAATCATTAGTGTATTATTGGTGATATTAAAATAATAGGAGGAAACTATGGAAAAGGTTAAACAAGTTTGGGCATGGGCAAAAGCTCATCCACAGACATCTATCGTTATAGTAGTAGTGGTCGTTGCCATTTATTTTTTAGTGAACTAGGAATTTTATGAGAGATGGCTTACCTAAATGCAAACATTCCTGTGACTTACGCACAGATCAGGAGAGAATATCTCTATGACCTTAAAGCCCACCATGGAGAGGTGGAGGATTGTATTATATTTGGGTTGGCATCGATTACGGGACGTCCTATACTCTTTCACGCTATTATGGAGAATGGTGCGGTCTTCTATCGCTTACCTATCTCCGCGTTCATTCAAAGAGGATTTAGAGAAGATCAAGTTCCTCGATATAGACTTGATGAGCTGGAGCTATGGAACTGCTTTAGTTACTATCCTGCTGTTTCTTCTTATGATATCCTAGACGGACAATCAGGAAAATATATTGGTAAAGATAAACAATGGCATCCAGGCGCCTATCTTTTTACAGTTGACTGGGCTCACCCAGAGAGTAATATAGTAGATACGGATCATTCCGAAATTCCGCACGAACATAAGTGCGCTCACATAATAGCGTTGGAAGACGGCAATTATGCAGCTCAGCCAAACAATCGAATTATATGGAGCATTCCTTCATTTACTGTTAAAGATGAAGTTCCATACGATTGGAAAGTCCAGACTTCAGAATGGAACGTAGAAGATACTGGCAAGTGGAAAACAGAAGATACTGACAAGTTCTTCTATAACATTGAGGAGACACATGATGAGAAAACTAGTGTGGAAAATAAAACAGATGATCGCAAAGATAAAAGTTAAAAAACATCTGGATTATATTAATAGAACATTTTATGGAAAAGAATAGGTGTAAACATTGTAATTGTAACTGTCACTGTAATGTTAAAGAACATGGTGATATGTACGGACTTTGTAGCTGTCTTACCTGCGAGCATGAAGTAGAAGAGTGTGAAGCATGCCAATAGACAAAACAAAATGTTGCAAAACACATACCGAAGAAAAAGAAAAATCTGGAGAATGTTGTCAGCTGGATGAACAACAAGAAGCAGAGCAGACAACGTATGAATACACAGTTAAATTAAACAAGGAGAATCATGAATAAATTATTCCTAGTCCTGGCTTTATTATTTGCTCTGAGCGCCTGCTCGGTAGGCAAAAAATGTACCTACACACAAGAAGGAACTAAAATATCTTCTTGGGTTTGGTTTACAAAAGATATGCCAGCGGACTTAGACAAAAATAACTGTAATTAAAATGGATATAAAAGATAAAATTGTAGGCTTAGCCCTTGCCGCACTCATCGCGCTCATTGGCTGGAATCTCCACGAAACCTGGGCCATTGGCAAACAGATTATTCAATTGCAGCAAGGTCAAGAGATCCTAGAAAAACAGATTAAAAGAAACTCTAATTTTGTTAAGCAAAAACTTAAACAAATGAAGAAAAGAAATAATAAGAAGAATATTGATAAAGCAATAAAGAAAAATAATAAAAAGAAAAAGAA